ATGCGCTATTTCATAGTTTTCAAATTTGATTTTACCATCTCTATCTTTAACACGTGAATTAATACCACCAGCAGCGATCACCATTGGATCAATGCGGAAACATACATAAGATGGATTTTCAGGATCTTGTCCTTCTTCACGAACCATATCATAAACTGATAATGGTGTTACGTTGTAGATACCAAATTTTTCAGCTACTTCCATATGCAAGTAAAAATCACCATACTTACACATGTTGCGTGTCCATAACCATAAATTAAACTCGATGTTTAAAACATCGTAAAATAAGTTATAAAGAATACGTTGAATATTATCGTCAGCACTTCTAATTTGTAGTACTTCTCCTGCTTCGTTCTTCAATGTAGATTCATCAGCGATAATGTCTAATGCTGATGCAATAATTGATTCAGTGTCCATTGCTTCATAGTCAGTATATAACTGAATACGAAGTGTTTGGTAGTTCATTGTTGGGTTATACGGCATATTAGCTCCGTATCTATGCAACTTAGTGAATCTATCTATTAATGCGTTTGTTTTTACGTTACCGTAGGCTTGAATTCTATCAACGTCTATTGTTTTTAGTTGATTGCCACCAACATTTCTGATGATAACATCTGTACTAAAAAGGCGTGTTAATCTGCCAAACAAACCTGGTTGTTGTTCTGCCATTATTATGTTTTAATTATACCAATAAATATTTATTAACTCATCACCCATGTCATATCTTCGAACTGGCCGTGGCCATTATCTATCATATATGGATTTTGTTGACCACCAGGCATTGTAGGGCCTGTGTAATCATATCCTGTTCTAGTAATGTTTGAGATCATTGCTTTAGACAAATCCATTCCTTGCTCATAAAACTTCATCGCAGTGTCACGAGTAAATAATCCCATTCCTAATGCCATTACTAAGTCATCATTATATCCGTTCTGTGCTTGAGCTTTACCATGCATCCATATGAATACACGTAATTCTTCTAATAAACGTTTAGAACGAAATACAAATGCCTTTTCTCGAATATACGACTCCATTTTTGAGATAACAAGTGGTCTTGTCTTAGCTGATGTGGTGAATCCAGGAACTGTTTGTTCAGATTCCATTTTATTTAACCACTTATCCATACTTAAATCACCATATGCTCTAGGTGAATAGTACATTTTAGGATATCCTTTTTCAATTATTGTATTAACGACATCCCATCCAATATTAGCGTTCTCAACCACAAGTAAAGCATTATTGTATTCAGTAGCAACAGAAACAAGCATATTGCCATAAGTACGAGTATCCACTTGTGATTTATATTCAGCCACTTGTTCACACGTGGTAGCATCGATAACGTGAAACGCTGAGTAATCCGAGCCATCTCCGCGAGCAACGTCAGCGCAAACCAAATACTGCTTAGTATAATCAGGATACTGCCAAATCCAAAAATCACCACCCATGAAGCGACGCTCAACAGGCTCTTGTATAAAAGTTTCTTCATAAAAAGATAATAAATCAGGTTCAACAACTGAGTTACCAGATCCTAAAAAGTCGCAATCATATTCTTGGGCAAATTCACGAGGTGACATATTTGCACGCTCGGTTTGTTCCCACTTTTCATCTCTATCGGGATGCAAATCCCATCTTAATTTGATTGCTTTAAATTCATTCTTTCCAATCTCAGCTTCACTATACATTCTATGAAACCAGTTACCTACTCCATTTGGAGAGGATAATGCTATAATTCCACCACCCGTTGCAATAGTTGGTTTAATACTCGTATAGATTCTATCAATTCCTTCAATAAACGCAGCCTCATCCACAATAAGTAATGAAACGGCGTACGATCTACCTGCATCTGATGCAGCTGATGTAGCAACTATCTGAGAGTTATTGGCTAATTTTAGTGAGAGTTTATTATCAGATATTGGTTTTTGATTACCTCTTAACCAAGTAGGTAGTGAATTGTACATAAATTGTACTTTCTCTACCATTCCTTTAGCTGTTTCTTGTTTTGTTGCAATACACAACACAGTTTTGTCTTTATTAAATAACATTGTCCATAAAGCAAACCCTGCTGATAAAGTAGAGATACCTAACTGTCTTGATTTATTTATAATACTAAATCTGTTATTTCTAAGATCATTTAATACATCCTCTTGGAATGGATATAAATGAAACAATACTCTACCTTTTACAGGGTGAGTAATATAACAGTATTTTCTAAAGAAATGTACAGGATCTGTAGCACATTTGATGTACTCCTGTTTAATTATTTCTTTTATATTTGCTTGACTCATGTATATAAATATATAAGAAAGGCCCAACCTTACGATTGAGCCTTAACTATGTATGGGGGCGTGGGGTTTATTTTGCTAACATTAAGTAACCTAATCCACCAATTACTATATAGCTTCCTATACGTTGGAATTTAGATTTAACTTTTAACTTGTTATATTGTAATTCTAATTTTTGATATTGTCCTTCCCAACCAGCAATTTCTTTATCTTTATTAGTTAAGATTAATCTAAACTTATCTTCTTTACTAATGTATTTGCTAATAACACTATCTTTAACTGTTACTTTTGCTTCTAATGTATGAATTGAACTATCTTTTAATACAATAATTTGTTTAGCACCATCCAATTCTACTAAATCCTTAGCAGCACTAATTAATACTGGTTGAGCTACTGGTAATGGGTTTGTAATTGTATCTTTAGGGTAACGATTATTAAATGAGCTTACTAATTCATGTTCTGTATAAGTATCGATTGCTGCTTTAGATGCATCAACAAATTCAACAATTTTAATTACTTTAGTTTTTTGGTGTGATAATTTATCAGATAAAACTTCACTAACATGATTTAATGAGTCAATAGCAGCATCATCTTTTTTAATTTCAACAAATAATGAATCGTTTACTTTATGTAAGCTATCCATTTGAGATAAAAATGCTTTGTGTTCAACATTACTACTGCATTTTTCGAATAATACACTACCAATTGCTATGATTGCTAATACAACAATAATTTTTGGTAACCATTTTTTTAATAATAACATATTTTTATTTTTTAATTCCTGCATAATATTGGGCTCTACTAACTGCCCACTCGTCTATTGGTTCTTCATCTTCTACATCATCAATCTTAGGTTCTTCTGGGGTTTTACCAGATAACTTGTTACGTTGGCTTAAGTATGCTGAGGTTGATTCTAGATCAGCTAAACGTTTTTCTAATGATGCTTTTAAATCACGTAAACGTTGTAATTCGCTTGATGGTTTATCACTAATATCACCAGCTGTACTTCTACCTTTTCTTAATTTTAAAATATTAGATTTTGTAGCAGCTAAACGACGTTCTAAGTCAATAGCTTTCATAAAAGCTTCGTATTCATCATCTGTTAATTTTGGTGCAGATGAAGATGTTCTTTCAACATCACCAATTTCTGGTTCTTCATCTCCAGCAGCAGCTGCTTTTGCAAAACTAGCATCAATTTCTTCATCGCTCATATCACCTTTAATGAAATCAAATTCATCATCTGCAGCAGCAGTAGCAGCAGGTTCACCCGCTGGGCGATTTAAACGAGGAGCTGCTTGTCCACCTGATTGTACAATTGTGCCATCAGCAACAAGTTCCATAAAATCTTTATTGATTGGATTTTGCTTATCATATCCTAACTCACCAGCTACATCAATTTTTGACATTGGTTCTTCTGTAGCTTTCATAGCAGTAATAATTCTATTTTTCTTACCAGCAAAATCAGCAGCGTTAACATCAGGAGCTAATTCATAGCGTACAGCTACGTTAGCTAATTCGCTTACATTGTCTTCCGTAATATCTTCTCTACCAGATGCTAAATCTGTTTTTTTAGCATTTAATGCTTTAATTTTAGCATCAATTGCTTTCATCTCGGCATCTTTAGCAGTTTTATCAGCTGGTGATAGATCTGCTTCGTTTATGGTGTCTTTTATTACTTTACGTATAATTTCTTGTAGTTCTGATACTTTCATTTTGTTTTTATTATGCATATAAATATTATAAGTTTTGTAAAATTGTAGCGATACGTTCTTCAGTTGTACCTTTAATATATACTAATTTCTTAGGTTTATATTCTTCCAATGATTCACGAATAACCCAATCAATTTTATTACGATATTCAGCATCAATAGTACGCACACCATTATCTTCAATAGGCACACCTTCAGGTGATACATAAAATACAATATCATATTGATCACGAAGATGCATAGCAGCTTCAACAAAAGAACGTTTAGCAAACCAATCAATTGATTTTGCTGAGAATGTAAATGCGCAAACATCCCAAATAGTTCTATCTGTTAATACATTTTCACGTAATAATTCACTAGCACGCTCTGCTAAAAATACAAATTGACCATTTATAGATGAATCTGTATTTAATGGAATACCTAAATCACGAAGATATTTGCTACGTTCAGTAGCAATATGATAGTCTTTAAATCGCTCTAATTCAGATAGTGCTTTAACTAATGTAGTTTTACCCACACTCATTGTACCTGCTAATCCAATTTTCATTTGTTTCTTTCGTTTATTTTTTTCATTTGACGAGCACTACGCTTATCATCTCTAGCTTGTTTAGCCAATTTATTCCAGTTTTTCTGCTTATCAGCACCATTTTTATACTTGATTTCGACACTAATAGGTCCATTTCTGAACTTATCAGTATCGAATGTCCAAGTCTCAGTAGTGTCTTCGTGTTCGTATACTCGTTGATATTTCATACAGTAAATGTACGATCTTTATTTTGACTATACTCTAGCTCCTGCTGCTTTACCAGCTGCTGTTTTATAGAACGGAACACCGTTAGCATCTTTTTTAATACTATCAAATTGATCTTTAGTATGTTTAATTCCAAATACATAGTATTCAGCAGCACGCTTATTACCTTGAGGGAAATAAGCAGGACCATCATAGTTATGCATTTTGTTTTTTCCATCTACGTTTATATAATAAACTATAGAGTTATCTTTAGTTTTAATTTTCTTTGTTTCTGACATTTTTATTTTATTAAATTTTCTGCAATATAAATTCCGTGTGCTCCTGATACTGTAATACCTCTAGCTGATAGAGCATCACCAGCAAAGTGTACATTTGGGAATAATGTTAAAGATAAATCTTTGTATTCTACTAATGGTTCAGGTGACAAGTATTTAACTTCAGGAATATACATTCCCCAATCATCACCAAATTCAAATATTTTATTCATTTGATTAATAAAATTAAGAACATAGTCTGCATATTCACCTAAAGCATCTTTAAAGGGTTGTAGGTGATTTATTTGGTAGCTAGTTACAATTGATCCTTCTGATGTTAATCCAGGGGTACGAGTTCTATTAGGTGAATAATATAATCCTTTTCCATCAATTTGTAGTTGTTGAACTACATCTCTACTCCACTTAAATGGATCTTCAATACCCTTAATTTCCATTAAAATACCAAAGTTAGTCATATCATTTTTAAATTCATCTCCTTTTTTAGCATGACCATTATAACTTAGATTACCATATGTTTCTTCTACAGCAACATAAGCCGCATTATTATTAGTACAGAATGAACGAATAGAAACAGTATCATATTTTTGATATAATTTAAAGTCATAAGATACATCAATTAATTTCTGGAAGTATTTTTGTGGTGCTTCAAATCTAACCCCAATTTGTACTGCTTTAGCTTCTGTTGGTAGTTGGTATTGTGTTGATAATAATTGAGCAAAATCAATACCTGATTTACCTACTGCAAATATTAATTCATCATAAGGCATATGAGCAGCTCTACATCCACAACCAGGATCTCCATAACGAACATCATTTGATTGAAAATGAATATTTACTACTTCTTTTTCCCAAATAAAATTAACACCTTTATCTAACAAGAATTGATACCAATTTTTAGCAATTTCATGTAAGAAATTTGATCCAATATGCCATACAAGCGACATACGCAAATCAAAATAAGGTTTGATAAACTCGGGTTCTTCTGTTGGGTTAGAACATGATATAGCATCTGGTTGTGGGTGGAATCGAGTAAAGTTAGCTACTACTTCATTCATTAAATCCATAGCTTTTTCTTCACCACAATACTTAGACAATTGTCCACCTTGTACTGTTGATACTACTAATTTACCGTCTGACCAACCACCAGCACCTAGCATACCAGTCATTACTTCTTCAGGTAAACGATCAATTGGGTTTTTACCCTTATCAATGATTGTGATTAGGCTACCATCGTAGCCATTATCTACTAATTTGGTAGCGGCATTAATACCTGCTACTCCTGCTCCAATTATTACAATTTTTTTACTCATAAATTAAATTAAACATGTAAATATAATAAAAAATTTTGACTTTTCCAAATGTAAGGTAGCCCACCTTTTGGGTGGGCCACTACTCCAATATAATTATCTCTTATGAGCGAACAGGCAATGAATCTGTTCTGTCTTATTGTAATGCAGGAGTCTTATCATAGTCTAAGACTAATGTTTTTCCTCCTCTAGTTGGTTCTAGTTTTGCTTGTTTTAATGGAATTGTTCTAAAATCAATACCATATTTTTGATTTTCATGACGTGCTAATGATATAACGGGTATATCATCAGGTTGTAAGTCACTTACATCATTCATGTTTCTAGTAGTCTTAATAGTTAAAGTACCATTTTCAAGACTATAGTCTGTAGATGAAAATGAACGTTGTACTATCTTAGCCTTATCAGGACCAAATGTAATATTTTCTAAATTATCTTCAATGCCTGGGTAGTTAAGGATAAATACTCTTCCATATCTTCTTCCATCTTCAGGGTCCATCATATCTAATATCTTAGGCTGTAATGGGTTCGGTTTTATCTGTAATTTAGATATTGCACCTCTTTGTCCACCTTCAATAAATTTATTTAATAAATCATTGAAATTTTTTCTTTCACTACTCCACCAATAAGGACCATCTTTTTTTACAGATATATTTTGTTCACCATCAGTTGTAGTTAATGATACGTCTCCTTTAAGACCCAATTTACTACCTGTTGTTCCCATACCTGATGCTTGTTTAACATTAGGTATAAAAATTTCTTTATTTTCTTTATCTATAAATTTAACATTTATAGGACCACCATTTTCTTCTACAAAACTATTAATAGTATTTACTAATTCTTTTTCATTAGATACCCCAGCACCTCCTAATTCTTGTCCTCCTAAGTTTTTTGATTTATAAATAGCACCTATGTTTATAGTTGTTTCTTGACCATTTAATTGTCCTGTAATTCTAACATTACGAGCATTATCAATATTTCTAATAGCTCCTATTAAATTAGATTTTTCTTCTTCATTTTCAGATGAAAAAGTTTCATTTCCTACTACAATACTATTTGCTGTAAAATTATCTTCTCCTTGAGCACCTAATTTAAAAGGAGTGTTACTATAGAAAATATTAACAAATTGATCAGGACGTTTTTTAATTGTATTTAACGATAACATAGCTTCTTCTAATTCTAATTCATTAACCATTTCTTGTAGTATAGACAACTTAATAGGATCATTTAAATCAACAATCCCATCGTGGCAACGATAAGACCACTCTAATAATATTTTATCTATAACTTCCATATTATGCTTCGGCTGGTGGTGCTTCTTCTTCAGGTGTTTCTTCAGCTGGTGCTTCAGCTCCTGATGGTGTTTCAGCTGGTATTTCACCTGCTGGAGCGGCTGTAGCAGCACTAAATGCTTCAGCGCCTGCATCAGGTTTTTCAGCAGCTGCTTTTTCTTCTACACCGTAATTTAATTCTAATATATTAGCAATTGATTGTTGTGCTCTTTCTAGTTCACCTAAGTTTTGCACATTGTATTTTTTACCTGCTACTTTAATTGTAAATTTACCTTTACCATTATATATAATTCCGAAATCTTGTTCGTTAATTAACTTAGCAGAGAATGTAGTTGGTTTTGGTGCTAATAATTTTATATCAGTAACAAAACGACCAAAAGACGGAGACATCAAATCTTCCATTAATTTTTTTAATCCAGGAAAACGATAGATTAAATACATTGCCTTTTCAGCTCGCTTCTGCTTCATTTCTTGTTCCTTAATAGCTTTTTTAACAGCTACACGAACATATTTTTCTAGTAATAATTTGTTATTGTTCATCGTTCATTTCTTGGCCTAACGTAGCTTCTTCCTCAGTTAAGTATTCAGCTATGCTATGCATGTAATCGGAAGCTAATGTAATGTATCCTGATACCCAACCTGGTAATTGTTGGTTTGGTTTGATCATCTTATAGACTTTCATTCCGTTTTCTACCATATCTCTTAATTCACCCATAGCCATTGTAGCTTCGTGATCTTGAGTTGGAGGCCAATTTAGGTGAGTTTCATCTATGTTTTTAGATATTGCTTTACGACGAGCAGATAAGTATTTATCTGTTTTATTTACTTTACCATCATTATTGATGTCGTCATCTTCTTTACCTACTGGATCTAATCCTTCAGCTTTTGAAGCAGCAATAGCATAAAGAGCAGGGTCGTCCTTTTTGAACTTCCCTGTTTTCTTTAATGCTTTAACTATTTTTTCTTCTTTAGCGGATAAATCGCGTTCAGCTAATATATCAAATAATTTGATCATTGTTTATATTAAAGATTGTTTGTAATAAAATCTTTACCTATGTTAAAATTTTCACCTTTTACTGTAATAGAACCATTAAAGTCCTTTTTTAAAATTTTAGCATACCCATATTCCTTTTCACGAGGGCTTCTAGAACCAGCACCCGCTGGTCTATTTTTAGAATTAGGAGTAAGTATATAATCAATTTCAAAATACTCAGGAGTATTTTCACTTACTGTAAATTGAAGTGAAGATCCAGTTGAGCCTTGGTTTTGTGCAATACCGCCGTATACTTTTTTAGTATCTAATTCTTCAGCTAATTCTTTACTTTTTTTTTTAGAATCGTCAGCTTTAGGCTCTTCTTTCTTTTCAGCTTTCTTAGGCTCTTCTTTCTTATCGTCTTTTTTAGCAGGAGCTTTCTTAGCGTCTTTTTTAGCAGCTTTAGGAGCTTTTTCGATTAAACCAACCATTTCTTTAATCTTTTCAGTTTCAGATGAAACTTTACCTTCAACTTCAGAAATTTGTTTGTCTAACATTTCAGCTAATTTAGCATGAGCAGCTTTGATTTTTTCTAATTCAGTAACAAATTTTTGCATATGAGCATATTCAGCTACGAATTGTTGCTCACCGCCTTCAGCGATTTGTAATTGACCTAAAGATTCTTTCATATTCTTTAAGCTAGCTAATTCTTTCTTAAGGTGTACTAATTTTCCACCACTTTTTGGTAAGCCGCCTTTTTCCATCGCTTCTGCGATAGCTAATTTAATGACGTTACGTACTTCGGTAATATTCATTTTATTGTGTTTATGTGTATAAATATGTTAATTTACATGTTTCCAATTACTACTACTACCTCGCATTGATAGGTCCCATCAGGTAGTTGGTACATTTTACTGTCTTTTTCTTCAAATCCAGCTGTTATACGTTGGACTCCCATCTTTTGCATTAAGTCTGCTTTAGCTTTAAGTAAAGCCTGCGTCCGAGCTGTTGATTGATTTGGTGATGAAGCAAACCCATATCCAGCTCCTTTAAAGTCTTTAAACTTAGCTAACACTAAGGGTGCGTCTTTTTGTATTTTTACTGTATCAGATTTTTGTTGAGGTTTTATTTTATTCTGTATAGCTGTGATACCTGCTTTAAATTTGTCTTTAATAGTATTTTGAGCTTGTGTTAATGATGGAGTACCCAACAAACCTAATGTTAAAGCGCCTGTAGCTATTGCTTTTTTAGCGCTAATTTCGTCTATGTGTTTTGCTACCATATCTCTTACTTCTTGTGCATGTTTTGGATTATTATTTAAATATTCACGCACAATATACGAACGATGTTCTGCCAACCCACGTTGTGTTAGTACTTGTACTAAATCTGCTGGTGAGTTTAATGATATTGCATTGTTACCAGCATTATTGCCTGTTAATATATAGTTGTAATTACCAGGTTGTACATTGATAGATGCTATAATCTGTCCACTAGCTAATCTAATAAAATAAATTTTGCTACTGCCTATAGCTATTACTCTACCTACAGTACCTCTACCTCCTAATTGGTTATTACGACGAGCAGCACCTCTATCACCATTTGGAGCAACACGTACTGCATTAGTAACATTTAATCTTCTTATAATAGATCTTGGTAAACGTAAAAATGCTGTATCTAATCCAGTTTCATCCATTACTTCACGAACGTTAATATCACCTGTTGTTGCTGGTGCCGCTGCTTGTTGACGAGGAGCACCACCACCTGCTGGTCTGCCTCTTCTACCTGCTGCTGCAGCTGCTGCGGGAGCAGGTAAACCTAACATAGCAGCAGCCATAGCTGGTGAAATATTAGCTTTAACTAGTTTACCTGAAGCACTGGATACACCAAAACTTTCTCTTGGATTTTGAGTATTAATAATATATCCATTACCATTATACATTATTGGTTTCATTAAATTGCCTTCAACCATTGGAGGTTGAGCTTCAATAATTGCATTACCTACTCTAGAATTTCCTGTAGCTTGACCTGCTGATCTAACTGCTCCAACAATATCATTATCGCTGAATTTTTTATTTTGGGTACCTAAATAAGTGTAATATGCTCTATATACTGCAGGATCTGATGAATAACCTCCATTATTTGGAATTACCCAGTTCTCTGCGCCTTCATAATCTCCGTATACTGCTGTTTGTTGTAAATTTGAAGGACCTCTATTTGCAGTCATTACTAAAATCTTATCGTTTTCAGTAGTAATTATAACTGCAGGATTACCTCTCCATTCAACTGTTCTTCTATCTAAAGGTATAGCTCTTAATATTGATATAAATGATTTTCTGTCTATACTTTTTGGGATTCTAGTATTATATGATAATAAAGAAAGAGCATTTTGTTGTAATCCTTCATTATTCTTAGCATCATCAAAAGCAGCTTGTACTTCTTCATTATCAAATGGTACAGGTAATATACCACCATCTTTATCAATTTTATAAGAAGCAAATGAATTTGAATCTAATATAATTTCACCATCTGCTATTTGTTTAACTATAATAGCAGAATTAGGATTAGTTTTAGCATCATCAAGTAATTTTGTAACTACATTTTTATCAATAACATCATCTACAACCAATTTCATTAAATTTTTAAATGGAATCTTGTCTAATTCAGGATAATCAAGTAAAAATTTAGCTGTACGTTTATTTAACTTAACATTAGGATAATCATCTTCTTCTGTGTATACACTTACTTTAATATTATCTCCTAATAATAGTTTAACTATAGCAGATCCATCTTTAGTAGTATATAATCTATCGTCTTGTTGTAAATTCCATTTATTTAAAGTCGTTAATAATTTCTTAACATCCCATGGAAAATAATCTGATGATAGATATTTTAATTCAATTTTATCTCTTAAGTTAGCTGTAATTGATTTTCTATCTTGATTAGAAAATTTGTCTATATTTTTTAATAATTCTTTTGAACTTATAAGACCAGGGGTTATTGCTATAAAATTAGCAATTTGTGGGTATTTAGGAAGATATTTTTCTACAAAAACATCATTATCAATATCACTAAAAAATTGACCTCTTGAGCCTCTAACTACTAAATATTGTTTTTTAGTTTCAAATGGAAAATTAATCCATTCTCTAACAGTAACAGCATCATATGCATATTTTTGAGTTAGTTTTTCTTGACTAGAAATAGGGATATATTTCATAATGTTTTTAACATTAGGAATATTTCTTAACCAAGGAATTTCACTATTAAGTTGTTCCCAACTCATTGGATTTGATTCGTATGGACTATTTTTTCTATTAGTATAAACGTATCTTTGATCCTCTCTATCAGTATCTCTAACCTGAATAGCAACAAAACTTAATTTGTTGTCATCAGATAAACTATTGTTTTTAGCTAAATAAAATACTGGATATCCTCTACCAGATGAATAACGGTAGCTACTAAATGAGCCTCTAGTAATACACCATTTTTCACCTTGGCCATATTTAATACAATTACCTTCTTTAGAACCATTCCAAATAATATAAGGTTCTTCATGATATACTACATCAGGGGTATCGTCTATTTTTTCTTCTGGAGCATCAGCACCTGGAGATGATGTAACTAGTTTAATTAGTTTTGATAAAGTATATTTGCGTAAATCTTTATCTGTTACTTTAGGAGAATTTTTTAGTGCATCAAAACGTGTAATATAAGCTTTTAATTGACCATCAGTAATTTCAATACCTAAATCGTCAGCCTCTTCTCTAAATTGAGCCATTAACTTTTTTAATTCACCTTCAGAATATTCATTTAAAGGGAATAAGTTATGAACTATGTGTAATATAAATTTGTCTATGGGTCTCATTACTTATTTAACTTTACTTTTGCTTTCTTAGTATTAGGTACAAATTGTTTAGATGATGCTGCTTTTTTCTTTGATGTAGCCGCGCGTTCAGCTTTAGATAAACTATTTGCTTTAGCACGAGGTAAACAACGAGTTGTTTTATTACCTTTTTTCATTGTACCACAAGGACCAGTTATATTACCTGCTGTATCAATACGAACCCAATCTTCTTTTTTAAACCAATCACGAAGTGATTCATGCATATCTAAATCATCTTCTTCCATTAATCCCTTACACACTTTAACAGCACGACCAGAAAGGTAAGCTGAAGGTTTTTCACCAGCAGCTCTACGACGATTATAATAGGCTCTACCTTTTTTACAAAGTTTTTCAGATAGTATATCGTGTACTATTTCAGTTAATTTTATCATATTACCATTTTCTACAAGACCAATATCTAGCTTTAGTACGTGGTCCTGGGTTTTTACAATTATGTCTTGCTCTAAAGGCAGCGCGGCGTTTAGGATTATTTTTCTTGATGTTCATTCCTTTAGCACCAAAGTTAACTTTTACAACTTTACCTGTCTGAGGATTTTTAACATACACCTTAAATTTCTTACTATCACCACGCATTGGTTTACCTAATGGCACAGTGCGACCTTGATACTTAGCTTCAAGCAAACAATCACAATCAGCTTCGTTAAGCTCTTGTTGATACGATTCCATGAACTCAATAAATTCTCTTATATCTTGTTCATTTTCAACATCGTATTCTAATATTTCTTCTTCTTCAAGAAGTTCTAATAATTTTATCATATACTAGATTTATTACGATCAGTCAAATATTTGATTTCAGTTCTTAATGCCGCTACTTCAGCTACTAATTCAAGTATTTGAGTGCGCATTTCATCTTTTTCTTTTGATGAAGATGCTAATAAGGCTTCTAATTTAGCAATACGATCTTTACAGTCATGACGAATAAAGTCTTCATCACGTTCTTTGCGCATTGATTTTTTTTCATAGAATCGGAAAGCAGCAGCACTACCAAGAACGGTAATGGCTGTCATTAGTACGGTGTAAATATTATCGGCATTCATTTATTATACAAGATGATTACCAATAAATATTAAGAATTAACGTGGTCCTTCAATTTTTGAATGTATTCCTGTAGGTCTTGGGTGAGTTTATTATTGTCTATTCCTTTACCAGCCCATTTTTCAACATCGCCCGCTTCAGTTACAAAACTTTCATTACTTTCAGAGGCCATGTCTAATAATGCATCTTCTAAATCTTTAATATAAGTTTTAATACCTCGTGTAGTTAATTCATAAACATATTCCTCAAACTTACCTTGGCGCTTTAATTCAGTTTCCATTGTAATTACACAATCAAAACACATCTTATGTATAGGCCACATTTTTTTATTTAAAGTAGTTGATTTCATACCTTTACCACATTTAGGACATGATATAGGTAAAGATATTGCTTTTTTTAATGAATCAAAACGAGTCACTGATTGTTTGATACCATTTTTTAGAGTCCATTTTTTGCCATCTTCTTCCCAAACATCACCTTCTTTATGATCAACATAAGCTTTAGTATAACCAACTTGAGTAGTGGTTTTAGCAGTATAATCTTTTTTAATAATATTACGCATACGTTGTACGTCGCGTTCCTTAAATTCACGTTGTAATTGTGATTCACTCATTATAACCCTAATTTTTTAAGTTCTTTTATTGTGTTTGCTGCTGAGGTATGTAATATACCAATACCACCTTTAGCATTCCATTCATCAATTGTATTTGGTAAATCGTCAATTAATATACGATTTTCACCAGCAAATAATTGTTTTTGATGTCTTACATAAAAGTAAGCTTTTTTATAACTATTTTGTAGATGCATTTTCAACCATGCTTCTTTACCTACTTTAGATGTTGCACTACGAGAAGGAGACGATAAAATATTTGGTTTATATTTTTTAATATAACGCCATAACTCTTGCCCATCAGGCATCCAAGGTAGATTAGCCCAAAATGATGAACCTTCAGCATCTATTGGTTCCCAAAATGCATTATCACCCTTAACAAATTGTTTAGTGGATACACCAGTTATATCGTAATAACCTTTTTCAAAATCGACAAGGACACCATCCATGTCACAATAAATAATATACATAACTATTGATAAATTTCTTCATGTTGTTTGCCAAAGTCGCGTAATAATACTCCCGCTTTAGCGTTCGCCTCATTTTCAATCTCACTTCCTGTTTTACCGCTTTCATAACTAATACGTCCGTCTTCGTCTTGTTTACGGTGTACTAACTCATGTGCTAATGTTCTTAAAATATCACCCATGTTTCTATTTCCGCAGTAAACCCATATTTTATTGCTATTCGGATCAAAATATCCAAAACTCCTCATTTCCTTTGCTTTAGCAGTATCATATGATAGGGCTAAGTTACGAGGAGGATTTTGTATTCCCAAATTTTTAATTGCAAATTTAATAAATTCTCCTATTGTACCCGTTTCGCTTTCGTTTAATTTTTTAACTTCGCTTATTGTAGTAGTGCGTTTAGGTACACCTAAATTTAAAGTACCCATTAATACTTTTGGTGTTTTACCTAATGCTTTACTAAACATTAAACGTGTATTACCACCAACTAAATAGTATTTATCTTTATCATAATTTAATACTAATGGAGGATTAATAGTTTTATCTGACTTAACAGCATCAAAAGTTGGTTTCCAGTCTTTGCCATATTCTTTAGCTAATTCTACAGCATCTTCTAATGAATTAACTTCATATGAATCACTATTTTCTAATTTAGACCAAATATCATCACTTAATACAACCATATTACCTGCTACAAAAGCATATCTCATATCAGGAAT